AACGTCCTACATCAGCGCAGACCGCGCTACAGACCAAGATCGCCCAGTAGACCGTTTCTCGGTTGAAATCAACACACCCATTACTACGGGTTTGGTTAACAGGGCAGAAGATTTGATTGTTGCTGACCCAGAGTGCAAACTGTTTGGCGGCGTTGTTACGTCTAACGTAATCGTATCTGATCTTGACAAAGCAAAGACCAAGAAGAAGGCTGAGATTGCCTCTTCACGCTCTGTTGAGATGTACGCTGACAAGACCACTAGCCTTGGAGTGTTTGGTTCTACTGAATCAGATAACAACAAACTAAGCCTTTGCATCCAGGTTACTCAGATTGCAGCCTCCTTAGGTAATCCAGCAGAGTGCGGATATAAGACTGTTGATGGTGTATACAGTGTGTATACGTTAGTTCAACTAGAACAAATTGCACTAGAGATTGCTGCACAGGTTATTCCTTTGTATGAAAAGGAATCTGGTTTAGTAACTCAAGTAGATGCTGCAACAACTATTGAAGAAATAGATTCAATTAATTGGTAATACCTATTGACATTATACTAATATATATAGTATAATAAGATTAACTATAAGAGGAGTTTCCCCATAATGGACAAGAAACTACAGAAGTATTACGAAGAAACATTTTCTATGACATCTACTGAAGGTTGGAAATACTTTGTAGAAGATATGGAAAATCTACGAGAAACTGTTGATAGTGTGTCTAATACTTTAAATGCTGAAGATTTATTCTTCAAAAAAGGACAACTAGACATACTTACTTTGATTCTTACTCGCAAGAAAATTTGTGAGGAATCCTACAACCAGTTAAACGGAGAAGACGAATGAGGGGTTTTTATGACTTTATGTGTGAAGACTTCCATATGTTTGAATCCTTTGTTAACTCAGAAGATAGGGCACTTCCTTGCAAGATTTGTGGTGAAGACGCAAAAAGAATAATTTCTTGTCCAACTATCAAACTTGAAGGGATTACTGGAAGTTTTCCTGGGGCAGCAGATAGGTGGGAAAGAGTTAGGGCTGAGAAACTCAGTCAAGAGAGAAAGAAAAACGCAGATTCGGGTAGCGACTAGTCGTCCGTAGTTTTTACTTTCGTTTTGTTTTAATAATTACTCCTAAAACCCGTAAGGGCAGGAGAAAGGTACAGCATGGCTTTTATTGAAAATGATGACGAATTGGATCAGCAAGAAGAACAAGTTGATGAACTAGATTCTGAAGATGATGAAATTGAAGAATCAGAACAACCCCAGGCTTCAAAGGTTCCCGACAAGTATCGGGGCAAAAACCTAGAAGACATTGTGAAGATGCACCAAGAAGCTGAAAAGTTAATTGGTAGGCAAGCACAAGAGGTTGGTGAAGTTCGCAAACTTGCAGATGAATTGTTGAAACAACAACTCTCTCAAAAGCAAACAAAGCCTGCACAAGAAGAAACAGATATTGATTTCTTTGAGAACCCTCAAAAAGCCATTCAAAATGCTTTAGAGAACCATCCAGACATTAAAGCTGCAAAGCAAGCCTCGCAACAAATGAGGCAGATGAATCTTCAGAATCAGCTTACTACAAAGCATCCTGATTTTGGGGATATTGTTCAAGATGGGGATTTTATTGATTGGGTAAATGAATCACCAGTACGTATGCGTATGTATGCAGATGCAGATACCAATTACAATTTTGAAACGGCAGATGAGCTTCTATCGACCTATAAGCAGTTAAAAAATGTCAGGTCAAAGGAAGTGTCAGAGGCTGGAAAACAAACGCGTACAAAGGCTCTAAAGGCCGCTGGCGTGGATGTTGGTGGATCAGGGGAAACATCAAGGAAGACATATCGAGCTGCCGATCTTCGCAACTTACGTATGACCAATCCAGAGCGTTATGAGCAACTAGGGGATGAAATTCTCAAGGCTTATAGTGAAGGACGGGTTAAAAGATAATAATTTTTAGGAGTATATAATATGGCTTTAGGTGATCGTCATCAAACAGTTACGACTGCTGATAAATTCATTCCACAAATTTGGAGTGACGAAGTTGTTGCAACATACAAGCGTAATCTTGTCCTTGCAAATCTAATTAAGAAACTTAACATGGTGGGTAAAAAGGGTGACACCCTCAATATTCCACGTCCATATGCATCTGGTCGTCCAAATGCAACTGCTAAAACAGCATCAACACAGGTTGCCATTGTAACTGATACTGCTCTAGACGTCCAGGTGTCACTCAACCTTCACTTTGAATATTCAATTCTTATTGAAGACATCGTTGAGACTCAAGCACTAACCTCTATGCGTCAGTTCTACACTGATGATGCAGGTTATGCACTTGCCCGTCAGATCGACACTTCATTAATTCAACTAGGCCGTGTGGCTCAAGGTGGTGCTAATACAGCAGCATACACCGGCGCTTTCTCAGGTGCTGATGGTACTACTGCTTATGTTGCAGGTACTAACACTGGTTTTGCTGCTCTAGCTGATTCTGCCATTCGCCGTTCAATTCAGCGTCTAGACGACAATGATGTTCCTATGGATGGTCGTTTCCTACTCGTTCCTCCTTCAACCCGTAACACCCTAATGGGTATTAACCGTTTCACTGAACAGGCTTTCGTTGGTGAAGGCGGCAGTTCTAACACCATTCGTAACGGTGAAATTGGTAACGTCTATGGTGTGCCTGTGTTCGTTACGACCAACGCTGATACGACCTCTGGCTCGACTGCCACCCGTATCTGTTTGATGGGTCATCGTGACTCTGCTGTTCTTTGTATGCAAAAGGAAATTCGTACTCAGACTCAGTACAAGCAAGAGTATCTAGGTAGTCTCTTTACTGCTGACGTCATTTATGGTGTTGCAGAACTACGTGACTATGCTGCTGTTGCTCTAGCAGTTCCAGCCTAAGTAATTTAGGTAGGGTTCTCACTTAGTAGCCTTTGGGTGAAAGGTGAGAACCTTTATTTTTAGGAGATAGGTATGGCTAAGTTTAAATGTGTTGCGAGTGGTGGCGTATATGAGTTTGTCAACGAGCATGACATTGAAGGTATGAGGACACACCCGCAATATGAAGAAGTGTTTGAAGAAGAAGTAGTTGTCGTAGAAGAAAAGCCAAAGAAGAAAAAGCCTGAGCCAAGTGGTGAATAATCTTGGACACTCAGCAACTTATAAATAGTGTACTCGTTATCGCATCTGGCGTTACTGGTTGGTTTGCCAGAGAATTATGGAATGCAGTTAAAGAACTAAAGCAAGACCTTGCAAAGTTGCGTGAGGAAATGCCAAAAGACTACGTTATGAAAGAGGACTATCGTAGGGATATTTACGAAATCAAAGAATATCTGTCTAAGATATTTGATCGTCTAGATAACAAAGCAGATAAATAAGGGAAACACTCATGGCACTACCAACATATCTGGAACTTGTTAATGACGTAATGGTTCGTATGCGTGAGCCAGAAGTGTCCACTGTAAATCAAAACGTACTTTCTAAACTTGTTGGTAGGTTTATTAATGATGCAAAGCGTCAGGTTGAAGATGCCTACACTTGGAACACCCTTTCAACAACCCTAACCCTTACAACAACACCCACAACCTATAACTATGTCCTACCCAACACTGGATCTAGGTTTAAAGTTAGTGAGGTGTTTGACAACACTAACAAGACAACACTGCGTCCAATCTCATCTATTGAGATGACGCACTTCTTGTTTATGACTACAACCCCTCAAACCAGTGCTCCTAACTATTATACCTTTAATGGTGCAGACGCTAACGGAGATACTAAAGTAGATATCTTCCCTGTCCCTGATGCTGCATATTCCATTTTCTTTAACATCTATCAACCACAACTAGACCTCTCAACTGATGGGGCCATCCTGCTTGTCCCTAAAGAGCCTGTGGTGCATCTAGCCTTTGCTAAGGCCCTTGTTGAGCGTGGTGAAGATGGTGGTGAGCAGAGTTCAGAGGCCTATTCCCTCTATCGTCAAGTGCTTGCAGATGCCATTGCAATTGAGGCTGGTCGCCATACTGAAGAAGATAGTTGGGTGGCAATTTAATGGCTCAAGTACTTCAAACCTTTAGTATTTCTGCTCCAGGTTTCTTTGGACTCAACACTCAAGACTCCTCTCTTGACTTGGCTTCTGGGTTTGCCCTATCTGCAAACAATTGCGTAATTGATAAGTTTGGACGTATTGGCTCTCGTAAGGGGTGGTCTCCACAGAACACTGCAATTAATGCTGCCCTTGGTACGGCAGATATTAAGTCCATTGGAGAAGTGGTAACAAATGGTGGTGTTTCTTATACCATTTGTGCTGGTAATAACAAATTGTTTATTTATGCTGCTGGAGCACTAACAGAACTAACTTATGGTGGTGGAGGAACAGCCCCAACAATTACAAATAGTAATTGGCAAATGGCATCATTAAACTCACACCTCTATTTATTCCAAAGTGGTCACACGCCATTGGTGTTTGATCCAGCAGTTAGCACTACAACTTATAGACGTATTAGTGAAAAGGCAGGTTATTCTGGGACAGCTCAAAATGGTAATGTGGTTATTTCTGCTTATGGTAGGTTATGGGTTACAGACACTACTACAGATAAGAATACTATTTATTTTAGTGATAGTCTTGCTGGTCATCTTTGGAGTGGTGGTTCATCAGGTAGTTTGAATGTAAACACTGTGTGGCCTAATGGTGGAGACAACATTGTAGGGTTAGGAGCACATAATGGATTTCTATTTATCTTTGGCAGGAATAACATTATTGTTTATAGCGGTGCAACTGTACCTGCAAATCTAACGCTAGAAGATGCAATCACAGGGATTGGTTGTATTGCTAGGGATAGCATACAGAATACTGGTTCTGACATCATCTTCCTATCTGATACTGGTGTGCGTAGTGTGTTGAGAACCATTCAAGAGAAGTCAGCACCCTTTAGGGACTTGAGTAAGAATGTAAGAGATGATTTGATGCAGGGTGTTCTTGGTGAACTCTCTGAGCCAATTAAGGCTGTCTATAGTCCTTTTGAATCCTTTTACCTTCTAACACTGCCCCTATCAAAGATTGTCTATTGCTTTGACTTAAAAGAACAACTAGATGATGAGAGTAGTAGGGTTACAACTTGGGACTCAATCCAGCCTAAGAGTTTATTTTACAGGTCAGATAAAACCCTTCTGATTGGTAAAGAAGGTTATCTTGGAAGTTACACAGGACACTCAGATAATGGCTCTCCTTATCGGATGACCTACTATACAAACCATACAGATTTTGGACAACCATCAGTTACCTCAATTCTAAAGAAGATTAAGGTTGTTGTTGTTGGCGGTACAGCACAAGACCTCATTGTGAAGTGGGACTACGACTTTAAAGAGAATTATTATTCACAAGCAGTTGGCATACCAGTGCAAGGTGTTTCAGAATATAACATTGCAGAGTATGGCATTTCAGAATATAGTGATGGAATTGCACTAAATACCTTAACCGTCTACCCAACTGGTGCTGGTAAAGTTGTTCAAACTGGGTATGAGGCAGACATTAATGGTAGTGCTCTAAGTATACAGAAAATTGAAATTCACGCTAAGAATGGTAAAACAGTATGAAGATAATGGAGGAATATTTTGTCTAATTACACAAAAGCAACTAATTTTGCTAGTAAGGACGCTTTACTTACAGGGAACCCCTTAAAGATTGTTAAGGGTACTGAACTTGATAACGAGTTCAATGCAATTTCTACGGCTGTAAGTACTAAGTTTGATTCAACATCAATAGCCTCTCCTGGGCCTATTGGTGCAACAACTCCTTCGACCATTAGTGCAACTAACGTGCAAATGGCCTCGCTGAATGGCGGTCAGTTGGCGGGGCTGCGGAATAGAGTCATTAACGGGGCAATGAGAATTGACCAAAGACAAAATGGCGGAAGCATCACTATCACTTCTGCTGGTGTTTACACAGTTGACCGGTCAT